CGCAAGAGCGATGCGATCGACGATTTCCTGCGCGCGCGCCGGCCGGACGGGGCGCTCGTCGTCAAGGCGAACTGGCGCGACAATCCCTGGTTTCCCGACGTGCTGGAGGAGGAGCGGTTGCTCGACCAGAAACTCTATCCGGAGCGTTACGATCACGTCTGGGAAGGCGACTATGCACGCGCCTTCGAGGGCGCCTATTTCGCGGCGATGCTGTCGGAGGCGCGGACGCAGGGGCGGATCGCAAAGGTTGCCGCGGATCCGCTGCTGCCGCTGCGCGCCTTCATCGACATCGGCGGCGCAGGTGCTGCGGCGGATGCGTTCACGATCTGGATCGTGCAATGGGTTGGGAGCGAAGTTCGCATTCTGGATTATTACGAGAGCGTCGGCCAGGTGCTGGCGTTTCACGTCAACTGGCTGCGTGCGCGCAGCTATGACCGTGCCATTCTCTACCTGCCGCATGACGGCATCGCCGCCAACAACATCACCGGCAAGCGTTATGAGGATCATCTGCGCGAGGCCGGGTTCACGGTCGAACCTCCGGTGAAGAACCAGGGGCCGGGGGCGGCGATGATGCGGATCGAGGCGCTGCGGCGGCTCGGGCCTCAGCTCTGGTTCAACGCGGACACGACGGAGCCCGGCCGCGAGGCGCTCGGCTTCTATCACGAGCGCAGGGACGAGACGCGCAACATCGGCCTTGGTCCCGAGCACGACTGGTCGAGCCATGCCGCGGACGCGCTGGGGTTGATGGCGATCTGCTACGAGCAGCCGGGCAGGGTGGCCGCGTTCAACCGGCCGATCCGCTATGCCGAGCAGGGGTGGGTTTGAGCGAAGCTTTGCGATGAAACCTGCGGTTGACGATGTTCCTGTTATGTTCTAAAGAGTGCAATCCCTACCGCTGCGTGGTGCTGCAATGTCAGCGTTTGGAATACTGGTCGAGCTGATTGGATATTCGATCGCGCGAGCTGCGTTGCCGTTGCTTTCATTCGGCTGGATTTACGTCGAGCCCTTCAACGCAGCTCCGCAGCGATGGCGATGGCCCTGCTATCGCCGCGATGCGTCAGGCCGGGTCGAAATACGGCAGGCAGTCGCTGGCTGGATCGGGCTTGGCGTTTGTCTCATCATGCTCGTTGCGATCGCGCTACTCATCAGTGCATTTGTCCGCCCTCATCGCGCCTGAAGCTCTCCGCAAACGCCGTGTATCGCGGATGACCCTCGAGTCGATCGCCGATGCGACAATGAGTGTTCCGGCTGCTGCGTTGTCGATCCGCTTCCTGGACGAACTCAGATAACGAACCGAGAAGTTTCAATGCCGAAAATGTCGATCTCCGAAGTAAAGGCGATGCTCGCCTCCGAGAAAGCCAACGCGCTCGCCGCGATGTCGGCAGCAAGGCTTGCCGAGGAGCGGGCCGACGCGATGGACTATTATCTCGGCGACATGCGCAAGGACATGCCGGCGCAGGACGGCCGCTCGCGCGCGGTGTCGACCGACGTCGCCGACACCATCGAAGGCCTGATGCCACAGCTGATGGACATCTTCGCCGGGTCCGACGAGGTGGTGCGCTTCGAGCCGGTTGGCCCGGAGGACGTCGCGGCCGCTCAGCAAGAGACCGACTACGTCAACCACGTCTTCATGCAGCAGAACGGCGGCTTCATGGTGCTCTATTCGTTCGTCAAGGACGCGCTGCTGTCGAAGGCCGGCATCGTCAAGGTCTGGTGGGAGGAGCGCGAGGAGGAGAGCCGCGAGACCTATTACGATCTCACCGACGACCAGTTCGCGCTGCTCGCCCAGGATGTCGCGGAATCGAACGGTGCGATGAAGATCGTCGCACATACGGTGCATGACGGCGGCGCGGGGCCCATCGAAAAGGGAGGCAACGCGTTGACCGAGACGAGGGGTGGCTTGATCCGCGGAGCGGCGCGGTGAACGACGGGGGCGGCGTCGGCGAGGTGAGCGCTGAGTAGCGGCTCGTCGGCCGGACGATGCATCGGCACATCGACACGCCGCGCGGGCGGCATCTCTTCCAGATGCGGGTACGGTGGTAGCCTGAGCCTATCCTGTGCAGCGTCGCCTCGGTGCGCGCAGCATCCGCGACTGCAATTACCGCTTCCATGAGGTCAGAGAGCAGGCCAGGACAATCGCCACGATGCCAGCGACCATCCAAGCGAGCGCGAAACGCTCGTGCCGGGCAGCGTTCGCGAGATGAAGACGGCCTGCATCGGTCAAGCAAGCGGGATCGCATTGGGAGATGCGGACCGAAGCAGCATGATTTAGCTTCAGGACGCGACCAATCGTCATTGATACGACGGTGAGAAGCAGAGCTTCGAGTGATGCGAGCGACACAATGGCCGTCGTCTCGAGCATCCAGTTTGGGCGCGCAGGCAGCATCGACATTTGTGCCCCAGGGGCCACGCTGTTCAGCACCAGGCGAAGGTCATTGAGATAAAGCGCCGCAATGAGAAGAAGACCGCCAAACCAGATCGCAGCGAGGATAGTCAAAGCCAAGGCCATGCCGGAAGCCATTCGGATAATGAGCTGCTTTCAGCATCGCCAAAAGCCTTTCTGCGGTCAACAAAGGAGATTGTGATGGCGGAAAGCCACAACCCCAATCGATGGCCGGATGGCCTGTCGTTCTCGGCACCGCTTCCGCTGTTGCCAATCGGCAGGATCGGCGGAACGTATTACTGGAACCCGGGCGCCCCGACGGCGCCGCGATGGACCGTGAACCGTAGTCTGGGTCTGCCGGGAGCGGGACTGGAGACCGTTTTTCTTGCACCTGGAATGACCAGCCGCGATACGCTCGGATTCGGCGTCAGTGGAAACGCATCGACGTTCGTTCCGTCGGTGAGCTTGAATGCCACGTTTCCAGATCGGGGTGGGCTTCTTCCGGCGCTCACGGCGCCCAGGGTGACGTCCGTGGGAGCGGGAGTGGGTACGCCGAACATGTCGCCCTCATTCACCACGACGATGACGCCGGGGCAGATCGCCGATTGGCTGCAAATGTTCTTTGCTCCGCGCGCGATGGGGCCAATAGATGAAGCGTCGCCATTCGTGCGGACGTTGACCTCTCGTCCCGGTACGATTGGCACCACCGCCGCCGCGCCGCCGGTGAAATATTTGAATTCGGGCGACAGGAGCCCCTTGGGTGGAGGGATGGCCGATTGGAGGGCATCGGTCACGCCTTCAGCTCCACAAGAGTCGGCCCAATCACCTTCCGATGGACGGCCAGGTGGACTCCTTGGCCTTATCCAGGATGCCCTGCGCGACAGGAGCTATTAGCCTGCATCGCCGAAGGCTGGACGGTGGTCAACATAGAGAGTTTGATGGCAGAAAGGTGCGACGTCGCCGGCACGCCGAACTCTAGATCTGCACCGGCCTCGGCAAGCAGACGCAGGGCGTCGACGCCGACGCGCCGCAACATTCAAGGGCGCGGCGAACCGGGAGGCCACCTGTGCAATTGCCATTTTCCGTCCACACGAACAACTTCAGCGGGCCAGTCGACAAGTTCGGGATCCGAGCCGACGCGCCAGGTTACCTTTACCGATAGACGGTCGTCACTTTCCCAGCGGACATACTCCCAAAGCTCGTAGCCCTCGGATCTGTAATGAAAGGCAGGCTCGGTCGAATCGCCATTCGCGGGCACGATGTCGATGCCGTTGTTTCCATCGGAAGGGCCTTCGGTCCAGAAGACTGATGCGAGCCATTTCTTGCCGGGCGAGTAGCGCGGGGGAGCGACGATATTTTCTTCCTCTCCATCCTGCTGCCGGACCAAAACCCATTCGTCGCTTTCGTAGTACATCACATGGACAAGAAACAACCGGGGCTCGGGGAAATAGTCATAGAGCATGTAGCTCTTGCAGCTCTCGTAGGGCCCTTTTGCGCATGTCTTCTTGCTTTGATTGTCTTTGTAGAGTTTCACGGCACCGTTGCCCAACGTCAGGCGAAGCTCGCCTCCTCGTCGTGTCGCCAGTCCTCCGGTCTTCGGAATGCACGCTTTTTCGAATGTGCGCGAGTAGGGTTCACTCTCGTAACCTCCGCTCTTTGTCTTTTCATCGAGAATAATCGCTGGATGTGGACATGCACCGTCGCGGGGATATGGCTTTACACAATTGAAGTCTGCCGGGCACGCGGCGTCTGACGACGCCTCTTCGGATGCATTGCATGCGCCAATCGATGCGAAAAGCATCCCAACGATCATTGTGCGAATCATGATCTCTCGAGCTGACCTGAGAGCGGCTGAATTGAATCGCAACGTGCTGTCTCCATGGGCGTGAGCGTCTTTGATGCGCACCGCGGCGGATGCCGTAAACAGAATGTGCCCGCAGTGCCAATTCTACGGTTGTTACAGCGAAAAATACTACCTGATGGCTTAGGACATCAAGCCCCTCATTCGCGCGATGTCCGCAATATGTTGGCTGCCGGATCTGCAAGCAAGATCGATGTTGCTCACCGATCCAGGGGGCTGCGCGTGCTGAGACTGGAAGGTTCACCTCTTCGATCGCGCGATGTTCCGCCGGTACGGCGACCCCGGCGGGTTCGGCCAATCCAGAACAAGCGTCTGCCGGCGGACTACTCGGCCTGATCGAGGACCATATGCGCAACAACGGCCACTAGGCCGCAGCGCTCTTCCGCTGTCCGCGTCACGCGGCAAACCCAAGAGTTCAAACAAACATGCCCGTTCCCCTATTCGCCCCGGCGCCGTCTGCGCCGATGGGCTCTCTCGTCACGCACGACGTCACCATCGTCACCACGCGCAAGCGCGCGCAGGCGCGGGTGATGGGCGTGCCGCCGGAAGAATTCGGTATCGAGCGCGGCGCGCGCAGCATCCGCGATTGCAATTACTGCTTCCACGAGGTCGTCACCAAGACCGAGGCGCAGTTGATCGCGGAAGGTTTTGATGCCGGCCAGATCAGGGCCTTGCTGCCGCACACCGGTACGACCGAGATCGAGACGCTGGCGCGCGATACCGTGGAGGAGCATCTGTCCGCGACCGCCGGCGGCGGCAGCGCCAATTCGGCGGCGCGGCTCGTGCGGAGGTACGAGCCGGATAAACTGATCGGCTACTGCGTCACGATCTATTTTGCCAAGCTGCTGGTTTGGGACAAGGTTCTCGGCTTCGGCACCACTGATGCGCTGGCGGGCTTCGCGGCGATCACCGCAAATCTGGTCGTCTCGTTCTACTTCGCTAAACGTGGGTTCGAGAATGTCGCGAGGATCATCAAGCGGTGAATATGCAAGACAACGAAATCCGGGCCATCGTCGCCGGGACGCTGGCTGAGCAGCAGAGGCACCAGCAGAAGAGCATCGACGCGATCGTATTGAAAGCGGTCGCATCGGTGCTTGCTTCTCTTGGAATCGAAGATGACGACCGGAAGGAGCTGAGGGCCGATTTCCAGCACTTGCGGCGGTGGCGAAAGAGCGTGGAGCAGGCGCAGAGCTACACCTTCAAGGCCGTGATTACGGTGATCGCGACCGGCCTGATGGGGGCCGTTTGGCTCGGCGTCAAGGTCGTGCTGGGCAAGTGAAACCTGGCAGCGAAGGAGCGCGATTGCCCGCGCTCAGGACTATTCCTGCGGATGAGCTGTTCAAATGTATAGAATTGGTATTGTCGATGCGGACGATGATGAGAGTGCGGAGGTCCTTGGCGAACTGCATCGGCTGACTTTCTTTGATAGCGCTTCGTTGCCGCAATTCGAGATCGGGGCGTGGTGGCTCGCCTATCACAATGACGAGGCGGTCGCCTTCGCCGGCGTTGTGCCGTCAACGCATGCGCGCAACAGCGCATATTTCTGCAGAGTCGGGGTCTTGCAACGGCACTGGGGGCGGGGACTTCAGCGCAGGCTGATGCGGGCAATCGAGGCGCGGGGGCGGCGTAGCGGATGGGATAGCATCGTTTCTGATACGACGGACAATCCGGTATCCGCCAATAATTTCATCCAGGCCGGTTATCGGCTCTACGAACCC